AAAAGTTTATCTGCATCTGAGTATGCGAGAACTACTGCTGCTAAAAGAAGAGCTAAGAAAAAAGGTAAACAACATAGCAAACAACCTAAAGGTATCGCTGCAAAGGTAAGAAGATTTAGACAATTTACTTAATCAAATCTAAATACTCATTCCAAATAGTTTGTTCGGGACTCCAAAATCTTTCTTTGTTAGCTTTCATTTGTATTGAATGTAATACTGTAGTGTGATCCTGTCCAAAGTATCGACCTATATTTGTTAGGTTCATATTATATTTATCATTTAAAATATTGTGTATGATATTCCTTGCACGAACTACATCTTGAGTTCTACATTTACCCATTAAAGTTTTCTTATGAACCTCATACTTTACACACACTCTGTTAATCACAGAGTCTACAATACTAGGATTAATATTTCTAAACTGATAGTTAATAATCTTTCTTGGTTTGTATTCTTTTTTCTTTTTGATATGATTTTGTGCTAGCTTATATCCATTTTTAAAAGCATTTTTATAAATTATTTTTTCTCTCTTTGATAAGTTAGAATATTGACTAGCTTTCATAGCTAATCTTAGCTCTCTAAAGATTTGTTTTTGCCTTGAAGTCATTAATCCCCTACGACCTTTCTTTGTTTTTTTTAATTTGAACTAACGATTAGGCGTTAGCTCTTTTGGCTTCTGCGTTTTCAATCTTGACAATCTTACTCCAGTGCTTCGGTATTCTTTTGAAAGCATTGTAAGTTTTAAGACATTGACCGCTATCTTCATGTTTCAAGATAAGCTCAAAGTCTTTTTTAAGTTTGTCATATTGACGAACTTTGCTGTTGCTCTTCATCCTTCTCCTTTTTCACTTTAGTAAAATCTATTTTTAAATTGTCGATCTTACATTCTACATACTCACCCTGTGCGTTGGGGTCTGCAGCTTTCTTCACATCATCAAATCTTTCGACCAGTTGGAAACTTGCCTCGCCAGATTTAATTCGTATATATTTAGTCATTTAATCCTTTTTGTCTATACTTATTTTATGTAGTTCTTTAGCCATTTTTGAGTATATTTCAAGGTCATCATAGTTATCTGCTTTGTATTTTCGTGTGGCTCTGTATAATTTTAAACCCATCATGAGCTGACCTACCTCGTATGGTTCTATATCATCTTT